TTAACAAGACCCCTTCAGACAAGCGCTTCTCCGGCTACGGAGGAATGCTCCTAGTAACAATCAGATCGGTATAAAATGACACCTGCTAACTGGGCCTCACTTATCGTAGCCATCATTGCACTAGTAACAGCATTTGCTGGAGCTGTTCGCTGGATGGTTAAGCATTACCTATATGAACTTCGCCCGAACGGAGGCCAAAGCCTCAAGGATCAGGTCAATAGGCTTGAACAACGCCTTAATGAAGTTATAGATATGTTGATTGATGGTCGCAGATGACCCAGGTAGAAACATTCCTAGAGATAGCAGAAGCAGAAGTTGGCACCGTTGAAGGTGCCGGTAACAAAGTTAAATATAACAAGAACAACGGACAACCTTGGTGTGGTTACTTCGTAAACTGGTGTGCTACAAAAGCCAAAGTAAAGATTCCTAACTGCGTATACACACCTGCTGGTAAGGCAGGCTTTCAAGGTCTAGGCACTTGGTTTAATATTGCAACAGAAAAACCACAACCTGGAGATATAGTTTTCTTCGACTTCCCTGGAGGCGAGAAGGTAGACCACGTCGGTATTATCCTGAAAGATAATGGCGATGGAACAGTTACCACTATCGAAGGCAATACCAGTCCAGAGAAGAAACCTACTGGCTCACAAGCCAATGGTGGAGAAGTTGCCCTACGCATCCGTGCGTATAAGGCAAACAATAAGCGCAAGCTCGGTGTTTACATCGTCGGGTTTGGCAGACCGAAATGGAGTAAGAAATGAATAAAGCAATCATCAAGTCAGTAGTAGGAACATACCTACGTGCAGGCATCGCTGCTGTATTGGCTCTATATCTAGCTGGCGAAACCGATCCTAAGAAACTGTTAACAGCACTCGTCGCTGCAGTTGCAGGACCGCTTCTCAAGGCGCTTGATCCTAAGCAGACCGAATACGGAGTTGGTTCTAAGAAAGAGTAATACTGTATTTCTGCGAGGCAATGGCCCACCCTTCGGGGTGGGCTTCTTTTTTTGTGCCATTTTATTCTTTATCTACTGGACACGGAACGATTACTAAGTTGCCACAGTTGACGCAGGTAGCGTCAAGGTGATACCAGACCAGTTCGTAATCTTCAAAGGAAGCCATAACGCTAAAGACTTGTGAACCACAAGGACAAGCGTGGATCGGTCCCAAGGACCTCAAGTCCGTGCCAAATTTATCAGGCAGATGTCTCTTATTTTTAAACAGGGTGGGTAGACGGAGCGTAAGGGTAACCTGTCGGTTACCCCGTTTGCGGCCCTCCAGGGGCCGCCTAAACCCTTTAAACTCGCTCACGCTCGTAGTATACACAAACTCCAGTAAATCAACGCCTAGTAACCAATCTTGGCGTGTCGTGATATGATTCACGCCCAAGGAAAGAAGGTGTCCCATTACAACGGTTGTTGGAATAGAAGGGATTGATTACGCAGTTCTAGTAGCTGATAGTCAGATCACTGAATCTAATCTGGTAACTCTTGCACTTAGCACACCGAAGATAGTAGAGATAGGTAAGTTCCTACTTGCTATATCCGGTGACACTAGGCCAGGAGATATACTCGCTTACAACTGGAAGCCACCTGCTTATCGTGGGGAGAATCCAGTAAGTTTTATGGGGAAGAAAGTTATCCCTAGTATCATCAAGGCTTTTAATGAAAACAACTACGACTTCAATAAGGTGGATCCAGATGGTGGTTTCGATTATTTACTTAGCTTTAACGGCAATATCTTTCGGGTTGCTTGTGACCTCTCTTTTTTCCAAAGTGATGTCGGAAGTTACGCTATCGGTAGTGGCGGTCAGTTTGCTCTTGGGTATCTTTATTCAGACATCCAGGCTAACTTAGAGTTAGCAGACGCAAAGCGACTCGCCCGAAAAGCCGTTGAGATTGCGTCGGTCCTTGACGTGAATACTGGCAAGCCTTTACAGTTGGTAGTCCAGGAGAGGACAATATTTTGACAGATGCAAAAGAGTTATTAATAAATGTTCTACGTGCAAAAGATGCAAGTAGATCACGTTCAGTTCAGACACAGGTGGGACCGTCAGAACTTGGCGGTTGCCGTCGTAAGGTTTGGTATCGGTTGAATGCACAACCAGAAACTAACAACAACGAATTAAAACTTGCAGCAATTATGGGGACTGCTATCCACGCAGCCATTGAAGAAGCTATCGGTGCTATTGACCCAAAGGGTGAGAAGTATATAGTCGAAGCTGAAGTTCAACACGGTGATATAAAAGCACACGTTGACTTATTCATACCAGAATCTGGTGATGTAATTGACTGGAAGACTAGCAAGATAAAGAACCTAAGTTACTTCCCATCAACGCAACAGCGTTGGCAGGTGCAGGTCTATGGCTATCTATTATCTAAGAATGGCTATGAAGTTAAGAACGTTAACCTTGTAGCAATTGCACGTGATGGTGATGAACGTGATATCAAGTGGCACTCAGAACCTTACGATGAAGCAATGGCACTTGAAGCATTAGGTTGGTTAGCAGCAGTAAAAGAATCTGCTACACCACCTGATCCTGAGAAGGATGAAAGTTACTGTAAGTTCTATTGCAAATACTATGACGCATCTGGTGAGATGGGATGCGTTGGTCTAAAAAAAGAACGTATCGAAGTCAGTGAGGTAGTAATACCGGACCCTGATATTGACAAGAACGCATTGTTATATTTACAGTATGACGCACAGATTAAAGAACTAGAAAAACAAAAGGATTCCTTGAAGGCCAGCTTCGAGGGAGTAATAGGTAGCACTCTTAGTGGAGTGCAAATCAGTTGGACAACAGTTGCTGGCAGGTCTACTGTTGATGACAAGGAAGTTGAGAAACTTCTAGGTTTTGTTCCTAAGAAATCAGGACCAGAATCAAATCGCTTATCTATCAAACAAAGTGGAGGAAAGTAAATGGCTGCACCCGATTCAACAAAGTTACAGGCTAACTTTAAGTTAGCTGATGGAACTCTTATCAATGTATACGCAACATCACAAGCAGAACTTGAAGCACAACTAACAACACTTCAAGATGTAACTGAACTTATTAAGTCAACATCATCAGCACTAGGTAGCGGTGGTAATGCCGCATATGCAGCAAAAGCATTTAACGCTACACCGGTAGTTGATACACCACCTTTTAACCCTGCTCCTGCTTCGACAGGAGCCGACCCACAATGTAAGCACGGAACAATGACACTACGCTCAGGAGTTAATGCTTCTGGTAAAGCCTGGAAGGGCTGGATGTGTGCATCACCGAAAGGCACACCTAACCAGTGTGATGCGGTGTGGGTTCGATAGATAATGCGAGAGCCTCACGAGTTCGAGGCTCCATTATGTGCAGAGGTTGGTGGCGATCACTGGTTTCCTGAAAAGGAAGTTGATTTTCAGTCACAGGTGAATATTAAATATGCAAAATCAATCTGCTACCAATGTTCCCACCAAATTGAATGCGCTGAATGGGGCATCAGGAATGAATATTATGGGATCTGGGGCGGCTTAACTGTTAGAGCCAGACAAGCTGTAAGAAGACAACGAAATATAACAATAAGAGGAGAAGACGTTGCTTGATTTATCCAGAGCTTGGAGTGGTGTGCTTACCAAAGCAACACCGCTACCTGATGTCTGGAGTGCGTTAGCATATAAACAAATTAAGTTTCGACGTGGGCAAGTATGTATGGTTGCGGCAGCACCTAATGCTGGTAAGTCAATGTTTGCATTGATATATGCAATCAAAGCAGATGTGCCTACGTTATTCTTCTCTGCTGATACTGATACAACTACGGTTATGATGAGGGCTGCAGCGCACTTGTCAGGACATTCTCAGGTATTAGTTGAAAGCAACTTGGCTAGCGACACTCATTATTACAATCATCACTTACCTAAGTTGGGTAACATTAAGTGGGTCTTTGATTCATCACCTTCAATAGATGACCTTGAACTTGAGATTCGGGCTTATGTTGAACTATATGGCGTAGCACCAGAGTTGATAATCATTGATAACTTAATGAACGTGGTATCTGAAACGGATAATGAGTGGGCTGGTCTTCGTGCAATTATGATGGAGCTACACGATATGGCTCGCAAGACTGAAGCGTGTGTTCTAGTATTGCACCACGTATCAGAACAAAGTGAGTATGGTTCTACTCATAACCCACCAGCACGTCGTGCTATTCACGGCAAGGTGAGTCAACTGCCGGCGCTGATACTTACCCTTGGATACAATCCAGCCGATCATATTTTAAAGGTTGCTGCGGTTAAGAATAGATTTGGACCGCACACTGCTGATGGAACAGATCACGCAGCACTCTTTACTAACTATGCTGCTTGTCAGATAAATGACGCTGACGCTTATGGTAGGTCAGTTCGTAACCAGGCTATCTTTGGAGCGCAAAATGTTTGAGTGGATTGAACGCAGTATCAGAGATAAAATTATCAAAGAGATAGAAAGTTGCATTGACTATCCAGAAGATGATTATGAGCGTGGCCTTAACAGAGGTATGTCCATAGCTATTAATATTATTAGGAGTAAGAAGAAGTGATACTTTTCTGCAAACTGATTGGGCATAAGGTTGAAAAGAAATTTATCAATCAACAAGATTGTCTAGTCAGTAAATGCAATTATTGCTTACGCCAATATTTAAAGAAGGAGTTAGTGTGAACACAGAGATCCAGTATCTAAAGAAGCGTATAGTCAAGCTGGAGATGGACTTTGCGGGCTTCGCCTCGCTCCTGATACAAGCAGGAATAGTAGAAGTTATTGACGAAGATGGTCAACAAGTCTTTAAAGTCAACAAGGTAAAACTTGATGGCAAGTAAATACAATCGAGTCAAAGGTAGCATCTTTGAAACAGATGTTATGAAGTGGCTCCGCAAAGCAGGTGTCCTAGCTGAACGCTTAACAAAAGCGGGTAGCAAGGATGAAGGCGATATGGTTGTTGTCATTGCTGGCAAGAGCTATATCTTAGAACTCAAGAACAGGGCAACGCTCTCCTTGCCTGAGTTCTGGAGGGAAGCTGAAGTTGAGGCGCTTAACTATGCTAATGCTCGTGGTATCGGGGAAGTGCCACTGCACTATGTTGTAGTCAAGCGCCGAAACTCAGGCATAGAAAATGCCTGGGTAATACAAGATCTTAAACAATGGTTAAAGGAGAAACAGTAATGGCTGGTTCCAATCCTGAGAACAGAACTTGGGTATTAAACAAAGCGTTTCAACTCCAACCTAAAACTGTTATAGATGTTGGAGCAGGTGGTGGAACTTACTCTAAGTTACTTCGTCCATTTATCGGGGCGCACTATACAGCGATAGAGGTCTATCAAAAGAATATAGATCAATACAAGTTGCACGAATTGTATGATGATGTTCAACTTGGTGATGTTCGTAACTATGAAAGTCTAGAAGCTGACCTGATTGTCTTTGGTGATGTGCTTGAGCATATGACTAAAGAGGAAGCTGTTAAGGTATGGGATGTGGCTAGTAAAGGTTGCAGGTATGCGATTCTTTCTATCCCTATTATCCATTACCCGCAAGGTGTTATTGATGATAACCACCACGAGATACACGTAGTAGATGACTGGAATAATATCTCAGTCTTTGAATCATTTAAGAATATAATCGAATGCCGGTTAGGTGCTGAGACAGGCGCTTACCTAGCAAAATTCTAAGGAGAAGAAATGCCAACGCCAACAGGAGATATAACCAGCACTGAAACTTGGGGTGCAACACCGGACCTAGAGTTAATTGAAGAACAAACTATTGATACTAAAGGTTACTCGGTAAAGTTAATAGAGAAGGTAGCAGATATGGTTTTAATGGGTGGTTACACAAATCAAGTAGCAGTTAATATTATTGATCTAGTAACTAACTGGAAAGAACCTCAAAAGAAAGCTGTTCCAAAATGATCTGCCACGACTGTCTAGTAGGCGGTGTCTTAAACACCGAGGGCTACTATGATAAGGCCACAGACTTACACTACCAATGCGAGGATAAGGGATGCGTATGTCAACACAAGGTTGGTCCAGGGTTAATCGCAAGAAAAGGTTCAACGGTTCCACCGATGCAAACACAATCCCCATAGGGCCAATAGTCCTAGCATTTGGTGGGGAAGTAAAAGAAGGTAAGTCCAGCTCGGTGCGTTGTGTATTGCACAATGACAGTAGACGCAGTGCGGTAATCAATACAATAGATAATCTCTATTACTGCCACACCTGCGGTAAGGGTGGCAATGCAGTGAACTTGGTTTGTATACTAGAGAATATGGAGTTTAACGATGGCCTCAAACGTGCAGTCGAAATTGCTGCTGGAAGCGGCGCAACGATACGCTCAGGCAATAAATCAGGAAACTCTAGCCGTGCTAGAAGAACGTGGGATCTCTGAACTAGTAGCATCTAAGTATCAGATTGGAACCATTACTGACCCTATCAACGGTCACGAGATGTATGCTGGATGGATTTCCATCCCTTATATTACTGCTGGTGGTCATTGTGTTGGCTTTAAGTTTAGAAGATTAGATGATGGCAAGCCTAAGTATGGTAGCCCAACAGGGCAGAAGGCTCATCTCTATAACGTCAGTGACCTAACCCTTTCGAGTAAGTATATTGTTGTCACCGAAGGTGAGTTAGATGCAGTCATTACTAGTGGTGTGTTAGATATACCAGCAGTCGGAGTGCCAGGTGTCGCTGCCTGGAAGTCACACTTCCCAAAGTTATTTAGCGGTTATGAAACCGTATTTGTAGTGGGCGATAATGATGTCAAAGAGGATGGCTCTAACCCAGGAGCTGAGTTCGCTAAGCGTGTCGCAAACGAGGTGATGAACTCAACTATTGTTACACTACCACCTAGTATGGATATCAATGACTACTACCTGGCTAATGGTGCCGAGGCAACCCGTAACCTACTAATAGGAGAGTCTAATGGATGAGCGAGGAACTGGAATTAGCGCTGACAATTTTGATAGAGAGTGGCTTCATAGTGCTGAGCGTAGACCAGGCTCGCAAGGAGTTCGTAGTAACCCTGCGTCCAGTCCGTTAGCAGATCATCCAGTAGTAGCCAACTACCGCAGTGCTGGTGGCGTTAGCACTGATGACCTGACTTCATTCATAGAGTCCTTCGCTTCGCTTCGTGCTGGACGTGTTAAGAGTGTAGGCCACGAACAGTATGCGTTAGCAACTGGTCAGAAGTTTGAGTCATTTACTACTGCAGATACCATTAGGGAACTGCTAGAAGAACTAGCTGACGCTAGCAACTACATAGATTTCCTTGCTATCAAACTGCTTAACATCCAGCACGTAATAGATCTGGTGCTACCTGACTGTGAGTGAACTAGACCCTGCAGTATATGACTTAGTTCCTTCGGTTACTAATAGTATTCATCGTCGCTATAAGAACTTCATAGAGAAGGCAGACCTTGCCCAAGAGTGTTACGTCTGGGCTACTGGTCGTGCTACTTTCATCAACGCTCAGTTGGCTGAGCCAGATCCTGAACAATATAAACATAACCTTCAACGTATCGCTTGGCAGATGCGTAGAGTAGCTGAACGCTACGCTCGTAGAGAGAAGGCAGATAAGTCCGGCTATTCAATAACGGATGAAACCTATTACGAGACTGCTACCCTGGGCCAGCTCTTACCTTTCGTCATCGCTTCAGTAGTAGACGGAACAGTGCTAGAACAGATACAAGATATGATTAAAGATGGACAACCTCGCGGCTCATCATCACCGTCAGAGGGTGGCAACTTACTTGCAGTCCTGATAGATATTAAGAAAGCTTACTTAAAGTTAGAGCAGTCCGATAAGGACTTGCTACTGCTTAGACATCACGAAGGTCTTACCCTTCAGCAGATCGCTGAAGTATATGGTTGCGCCCTATCTACTGCTGATAGGCGCTGTGCTAATTCACTTCGCAAGTTGCAGAACCTACTCGGAGGAGACAGCCCTTGGCGATAAACCGTTACCTGAAATACTTACGTGAATGTTATTTAATTGTGCGGTGCCTTGTCACACGCAACCACCAAACAAACTCTTGGTTTGTTATCAATCAGAGTGACGGCCTGATGCTTCGCCTTACTCACTGTATTAAATGCGGTAGGTATTGGGTATGAAAGAACTAGAACTATTTAATTACTTACAGGAAAGTTTATATCCGGACCTTGTTAAGAGTGAAGGTATCTTCGATTCATTCGATTGTATTAGTCAGCAAGCGGGCCATTACATAGAACTTAAGTGCCGCCACACTCACTACCCTACCCTGCTGATTGAGGAGATGAAGTATCGCAAGCTCATAACGCAGAGCGCTGAGCGCGATCTCATTCCCTTTTATATTAACTCAACTCCACTTGGTATCTATTCCTTTGATCTAATGGATATACCAGAACCTGAGTGGGTTAAGCACTGGATGCCGGTTACTTCAGAGTTCGCTAACCGCAGTAAGATTGAGAAGTTAGTAGGTTATCTTGATATCGAGGAAGCGATTAAACTATGATTTATGATTACAGATGTAAGTGTGGCTCGACTCTACAAGTAGAGCGCTCTATCCACGAGGAAGCTAGCAACCCTGTCTGTTATGACTGCCACGAAAGTATGGAAAGAGTTTGGTCATCGCCTCCTGTTACCTTCAAAGGTAAGGGTTTCTACTCCACCGATCACGCTAAGTAAATAGTAAAGCCCCACCGGACGGAGAGGTGGGGCTTACTTGTGCGACTAGGAAGAAAGAGTATAAGACCTAGTTCGCAGTATCAAAGGTATCACAGATACCCTGAATAATCCATTCAACAACAGGAACTGTTACTGCATTTCCCATTTGCTTATATCTATGAGTATCAGATTGTCCTTCAGTCCACTCGTCAGGAAAACCTTGCAGCCTTTCATATTCTAGCGGCGTAAGTCTGCGAACAATGGGACCAACGAATAAAGTTTGATCATTACTAGTAGCTATGGTCAGACTTTTATCTTCTGAAAGTAAAGCTCCTTTACCTCCACCTGGTTTACCTGCTCGCATTCTAACGATAACAGCAACGGTGGCCCTAATGTCTCCATTATCAAAAGCGTTCAATGTCGGGACCATCCCGCCCTCAATCCACGTTTCATAGTCCTCATTAGTTTGCGCTCTGCGACGCTTGGTGAACCAGAGCATTACTTAATTCTTCCGGCAAGCTCTTGCCTCTGCGACTTGATCTGCGAAGTATCCCTTCGCAAGCCTTGGGGCTTAAATAATACTTCGTCTGGACCTCTTTCCCCTGAAGAACGTCGGCCAACGATGAAGACACGGCGGCGTCTTTGGGGAACTCCGAAGTGCTGAGCGTCAAGAGTCCTCCAGGCAACAGAATACCCGAGGTCTGCCATCGTCCCGAGCACGACTCCAAAATCCTTTCCTTCGTTACTGGATAACAGACCAGGGACGTTTTCGAGTATGAACCATTCTGTTTGCGTTTCTTCCACAACTCGGGCAATCTCCCAGAATAACCCGCTTCGTTCGCCAGCCAAGCCAGCCCTCTTGCCAGCGACGCTGAGATCTTGGCAGGGAAATCCTCCTGTAATAATTCCTCTGCTTGGATTAAATCCTGCATTTATTAAGTCCTCTCCCTTTACTGTTGTTACATCATTAAATTGTTTTGCGTTAGGGAACTTACGTTCCAATAGAACTTGGCAATGTTTATCTATCTCCACATTAGCAACAACATTAACTCCGTTGCGTTCCATCGCCAGGTCAAAGCCACCTACTCCTGCGAATAGTGATACTCCTGTAATCATTTAGACTCCTCAGTAGTAGTTGTTCTTTCGTTGGAAAGAGTTGGCTCTACAAGGTGTGTCGTGTTTGTGAGAAATGTATCTAAGGCCTCGTAAGATTTGAGTAGCAGGATCTCTGCTTGTCTCTCCAAGGTGCTGAGCAATACCAAAAGCTGACGATCTTGGTCTGCCCTTATGGTCGAGAGGTCTGGCGTAGTGGTCAAACCTGCTCTCACGGGTCCAAAGGGCGATGAGGCACTCTCGCTCTCTCCCTTTCCACCCGAAAGCAAGGTAAGCGTAACGTGCTGCGAGCTTTTTATTCTGTAACTTCTGCTCATAAGTTGCCGGCCCGTGATTGATTATTGCGGGTTTCGGTCGGTGTATCTCTACCTCTATCGGTAACGGTGCCGGTGTTAGTGTCCACACTAGCATTAGTGTTACCGTCAAGGTCAATCCAAGTCTTCCCCTGCGTGTAATCATTAATCTTCTCCTCCTCCAGATAAACTTTATATTCATTAGGAAAAGCGTTAGCTAACTTGGTTAGCGCTCTCGCTCTCGCTCTTTGATAATTACGTTGAGCTACTGCTCTTTTCTTGGCAGCAGCAATTCTTTTATCTTCCATTAAGTTTCCAATCAACGGTAATTATTACGTAGGCCAGTAGTAAAACTACGACCAAGCCAACAAACATCATCGGGTTATCCTCTCTAGTGTGTTAGTGATCCCTGCTAGGACTAGGAAAGTTACATCTATCGGCTCGCCTACTAGGGCGGCGTCCTCGCCGTCCTCCGACCAGCTCGTTACGAATATGCGAGAGTTTATCGGACCATTACGCCAAAACCTAATACACTCGGTGACATCTCCCCCACCCCATATGGCTATGCCTTGCTCATCTACCACTTCATAGAAGGTTACGTTCGTGGTCTTACCCTTAAAGCTGATTACATTACTCATTCTCCTCCTCCTTCTCTTTTAATTGTATTTCTGCTAGTGCGTGGGTCATTCGCATTATGTTACGCATACCCATATCGGTATTACCTGCCCATATCTGCTGAATAGCTAACTTCTCGCAGAGATCAGCCTTAGCTTGATAGTATTCCGGTGTTGGTCTAGTCATTTCTTGCTCTCTCTCTCTCATACCCGCAGTCCGGGCAGGTCCATACCACTATCCCGCCGCCGATTTGCGCCGGGATATCTTCATAAGTCTTACCGCAGTCCTCGCAGTCTGCGTCTATCATAGTTGAATAGAAGATAGCGTTCATTAGACACCCTCTCCTTCACTCACTATTAGACTCATCTCGCAGTCATCGCATAAGTATTTACCGGAGTGAGTCTGAGCTATTAACCACCATTTCGAGTTGATTATCTCCCACCCGCAAGAGCTGCACGTATATTCTCTCTCGCCCTCGCCCTCTACCATAGAGCAGATCTGACACTGAGCGTATTCCCACTCTTTACTAAATGAATCCTTATCTTTCCCGCAGGTCGAGCAAAGCTCGCCCTCTCCCTCTACCACTTCCCGGACCATATCGTTCACGGTTTTATTCATTATCTCCCTCTTTCATTAGGTTAGGTTAGTCTATATTAGTATCGTAGCTAATGCCACAATCTTTACAAGTGAATACTGCCATTCTCCCGGACCCGTAAGGCTCGATAGTTACTTTAATCGGCTTATCGCAGTCCGCGCACGTCATCGGCTGCCCCATTACTCTCCCTCTCTCATATATTGACGAAAGAGCCTAATGCTCTCTCTCTTGTTATAGCCGTAATAGCTGCGGGTTACTAGGTATCCCCGGCTATCGCTAGCGTAGATAACCCACGCTCCCGCATAGTTGCGCTCTATTGTCATTCGCTCACTCTCTCTTTAAATTGCCCTCTCACGCCTTGCGAGAGGAATCTACCCGGTTAGGAGTAGTCCACCGGCTACCGCGTAAGCGATAACCGGCGGGCCGCCTCTAAATTAGATAGTCCGCATAGGCATAAGTAGCCCGTGCCACGTAATTACGTCGTGATTAATCTTTACCTTAATCGGCTTACGGTCCCCGGTAAAGGTGAATTGCTGCCCGCCCCCACTAGTCGGGACCTTAGCGAATGATGCAAGGTAATCGGCATTAAGTTGCAGCTCACTAACCGGGACCGGCTCACCGTTAAAGAGTTGCTTATATGGTGGGAATTGCTGCCCGGTGTAAAGGTTAATAACTAGATTAGTGCCGCCCTCTCCCGCGTTAATAGTTACGGTAAGGATATCCCCGGCACGGTTAAGCGATAGCGTGGCCCGGCTTAGGGCCGCCTTGCCTAGCCCTTTAATAGCTGCGGTTATTCTTTTAATGTCTGCCAGTGGGATGCTAATCGGATCAAAATTAACACCCTCGCCCTCGCTCTCGCCCTCTCTCTCACTTTCAAGCTTTATTTCGCCATAGATTAAGCGATACCTATCGGTAGCGACTGCCGTCAAGATCCCGGAGCTCGCGCTCACGTTTACGCAATTTAAGGCCGGTAGGTCCGCCTTACTATGCGCCGCAATAGCAGCGCCGGTAAGTAGGTCTAGGGCCGTGCTAGCGTCGAGCGTTAGACCTTGCAAGGTGTCCGGCTTGTTTAGTGTTTCCATATTCTTAACCTCTTTCATTAGGTAATTACTGCTATTAGTAGCAGTCCACCGGCTACGGCTTAGGCCGTAACCGACGGGCCGGCACTAATCGGCTAATTCAGCATTAAGTAATTGTTCGAGCCACGCCATTACGTCACTAGGCCGGTCCGCATATTCTTTTAATGCGTCTCCTAGGTAATCTAACTCTAGGTAGCCTAATGTCCGGTGGACATTCGATAAGTCGAATAGTGGGGCGCCGTATTCATTAGCAGAATATCCGATTAGGTCTAGGAATAAGGTAATCGGTCCTTGCCCGGCGTCATAGTTAAGGGACCATTCATAGAGCGCGTTAGTGTGCGCCGCATAGTCCGGTGGTGTCTCTAGTAATTGCCAGAATTTTGGGTTAGTTATCGTCGCCATTATTTTTTACCTCCTAGTAATTGGGTGGTGTATTCGACGTCAGCGCCTTCTTCATTGACTGGCTCCTCAATTTGAGCGAATACCTGGCTGCGTAATAGGTCTATTTCTTCTTCACTTAGTGGTCTATCGGTGGTGAATATAATATTTATAGAGTAAATATTCATTAATTTTTATCTCCCTTAGTTAGTTGATTAATATCCTTAATGGCCGCGATAATAAAAGGCACGGCAAGAATTAGCACGGCAATCATTACGCCGCGAATATAAACGGTTAGAGTCTGCTCGAGGATATTCATTATTTATTCTCCTTAGTTAGTGGTGAAACCTGGCGCCACAATTCATTAGCAATTTCTTTAATATCTTTTAAATCATCGAATGAGCCGATTACGTTATTAGTGCCGTCTATTTCGTAACAATTCCACGAATAACCGGTGTCGGCCTCTAGTGACTCACCGAATGCAATCTCCCTTCCATTAGATAAAACTATGGACACGTAGCCGGGAAATTCCCAATTCACTTTACTATCGGCCGGTGAAGATAATTTAATTTCGTGCATTACTAGTTCAATTGGATAAGTGTTACCGCTAGTAACACCGTCGAATTCCGTAACTTTTATCATTATTCCTTCTCCTTATCGGTTGCAGTTAGGGGTTGCGTAATAAAGGCGGGCGCATTCCTTGCATATACCCTTAGACTTCTTAGGGTTAAGAATTGCAACAAGGCGCATAGCCTCTTCAGCCTTGCCTTCAGCAATCATCCCTTCAATCTTGTTATTGTGTTCGTCGCAAGTCCAAACGCGGCCCTTGTAATTCTTCTGCGTAATTATCATCTCTTTACTCTTTCCTTGAAGGGGTTTCGGTGTCCTTCAATAGATCTAGGATAGCAGCAATTGTCTATGCGTGTCTATGCTATTCGATCGAATTTCAATAAGTTTTTAAGTCGGACTAGGCAAGTCCGGAGCTCCGGCAGTCGGATCTCTTTTAATTAACCGGGCCAAAACTCAGCTCCGTATCCGGGTCCAATAGTCCGGGCCTCGACGGGTTAGGTCCGGGCAATAGGTGGGAAAGATTAGGCCGGGAGATATAGGGCCGGGCCGGGATAGGTGTTAGGTCCGGGCTATCGGTTAGGGCTTAGGGCTTAGGGGAGTTAGTGAATTATCGCCGGTTAAATAGTAAGCCCGGGCCGCCGCACTAACCGCCGGGACTTTACGGTATCGCCGCTAATCTGGCAGAAATAGGGCCGCGCCGTAACGGGTAGGGCAGAAAAAACCGGACCCGGTGTTGTTAATATGACGGTGGTGTTGTATTGTGTAGCACGAATAAATATTTTTCCTAAAGTGAAAGGGCTGTAATTAGACATTATGCCCCCGATCTGTATACTGTTTTAGTGAACTACACCACATTTAAAAGATTTTTTACAAGAAAGCGGTAAATGCCTAAAATTTACTGCCTTATACTATATAGGGAGCAAAGCTAATTGCAGTCTGCTTTGCGACCTACGGTTGGCCTCTGGCGAGGCCCCCAAGGCTGAGCCTATATTTACCCCTCAGTTCGCTTGGGCTCCTTCGGGAGCCAAACCTAAACAGTGCGGTGCTTGGCACCGCTTTTAGTTGGGTGAGATCTATTTAAATACTCGCGCCTAGTATAAATTCCTCAACCTAGTAATGAAATTTATTTCGCGGCATTACGCCGCTTGGAGGAATACGTGGCAGAAAACTCAGCAGATATAGCAAAGAGGATTATCCTCGGCTGTATAGCAGAAGGTATGACTGTAGACGCAGCCTGTGCCTCGGCTGGTAAGTCTATGAAGACTTATGAATATTACCGGCGCACCGATAAGGTCTTCGCCGACAAGATGGACCGAACAAGACTAGGTCTAAAGGATAAAGCTTTTGCCTCCGGCGATGTCCACGATATATCCTTCGCCGAATTTAGAGAACGCTTTTTAAATTCTAAGACTTTCGCCCATCAGCAGAATCTAATAGATCTGATAGAGGGTAGAACCCCAGGGTGGCTACACCCTTCTATGAAGTATGAACCTGGCGTATCTGATAATAGAATCCTTATTAACATCCCGCCAAACCACGCCAAGTCAATTACGGTGACCGTAGACTATGTAACTTGGATGGTAGCTCGTAATCCTAACTTTAGAGTCTTGATAGTTTCCCAGACTCAACGCCTAGCAGCAGACTTTCTCTACGCCATCAAGCAACGCCTAACACATCCAATGTATCAGGAACTTCAAAGTGCATATGCTGCTGGCGTAGGGTTCAACTCTAAGTCAGCCTCTTGGCAGGCTACTCGAATCACCTTCGGTGATGAACTGCGTGAGTCCGGTGAAAAAGACCCGAACATCGAGGCAGTAGGTATCGGCGGTCAGATTTACGGTAAACGTGCCGATATGATTATTGTAGACGATGCTGTAACGCTAAGTAACGCAAATGACTTTGAACGCCAGATCAAGTGGTTGACGCAGGACGTTAGGTCCCGTCTTAACCCTACTGGTAAACTTATTATTATTGGAACCCGCGTTGCCTCTGTAGATCTATACAAGGAACTACGCAACGAAGACAGATACCCAGGTGGCTTAGTCCCTTGGAAGTATCTGGCTATGCCAGCCCTACTTACGGCTGATGAAGACCCTGACAAGTGGGAAACCTTGTGGCCCTACTCCGATGCTCCATTCGATGGACAGACCGAAGTAGAACTCACGGCAGAAGGTTTATATCCTCGCTGGTCTGGACGTAACCTTTACAACGAACGTCAATCTATGGACGCTTCGACCTGGGCTTTGATTTATCAGCAACAAGATATCTCAGATGACTCAGCCTTTGACCCAGTATGTGTCAGGGGAAGTATTGATGGAATGCGTAAAGCAGGTCCATTGGTTGCCGGACATCCTGGACATCCACGAGATTTACAAGGCTTCAGTATTATCTGCGGGCTAGACCCCGCGATGATTGGTGATACTGCCGCGATTTGCTACGCAATTGATAGATCAAGTAATAAGCGCTACATCATAGACGCTATAAAGATTACTAGACCAAGTCCTGCGGCTATCCGCGACTTGATATTCAATTGGACTTCACTCTATTCACCTAGTGAATGGATAGTTGAGAAGAACGCCTTTCAGTCGTTCCTTACTCAAGACGAAGGTATCCGTCAGCATCTAGCATCTCGCGGCGTTCTACTACGCGAGCACCACACTGGAAACAATAAATGGGATAGCGGATTCGGTGTAGCTTCTATGGCTACCTTGTTTGGAAGCAAACAGCACGACGGTAAGCACCATAGAGATAACTTAATACATCTCCCCTCAGATCAGACAGAAAATGTCAAGGCTCTAATAGAGCAGTTGATTACTTGGTCGCCTACTACTAAGGGTAAGACCGACTTAGTAATGGCACTTTGGTTCTGTGAGATCAGAGCAAGAGAAATGCTCAACTATGGTAACTATGCTACCCACCATTTAAAGAATCCGTTTTTATCAACAGCAGAAAAGCGTAAGAGAATAGTCGTTAACCTAGACGAACTATTCGCACAAAAAGACAAGACCTTCATCTAAGGAGAAGACAATGGCTAAACTTCCAGCAGGATCAAGTAAGAAGAATTATATAACAGACAAGAAGACTGGCAAGCCTTTGTCTATGGACACCAAGAATCCTCAAGAGGCAGGCGTAGGTTCTGTTGGCAAGGCTGCAATTAAACTAGGCTTTAAGGCAATAGAAAAAATTGCAAACACTAAGCCCGGAGTTAAGGCTACCAAAGCTGTTGCTAAAAAAGTTCAAACTCAAGCGGTAAAGAGTAACAAAAAGACTGTTGAAAAAGTTGCAAAAATGCAAGAAGCAACTAAAGGGAAAAATGTATCAATATCTAAGGCAGAAGCCAAAGCTCTTAAAGCCGCTCAAGGTAAATCACTTGCATCACCAGCTAAAAAAATTGAGGCTAATAAAAACGCTAAAGAACGTTTAGTAGCAAAAAATATAGCTAAAGCTAATATAAAAGTTAATAAAGAAAATCCAAAAAAAGCTTATGGAGATGCCGCTAAAGCAGCAGAAGCTATGAAAGCACGTGATATTAAATTTGCTAAAAATCTTCCAAATACATTTGATAAAAAAACTATGAAAAACGTAAAGATTAAATAATCTTAACCAATCGTAAGGAACCCCATTGTTAACAGCCAAAGAAGTTAATGCGAAGTTAGGTCGCTTGCAGACCAAGTTTGCAGCACGTGACCAGCGTATGCGCGACGTTCTTTCCGTGCGCCAAGGTGATCTCTCTAAAGTCTTTCCTTCAATGTTCTCAGAGGATTACCCAAAGCCACTAGTCGCTAACTTCATTGACGTTGCCGCACGTGACTTAGCAGAGGCGATGGCTCCTATGCCATCTTTCAACTGCTCAGCTACCAATATGGTTTCAGATGCACAGCGCAAGGCTGCTGATATCAGAACACGTATCGCTAACTTCTATGTGACTTCATCTGATTTGCCTATCCAAATGTATCAAGGCGCTGACTGGTATAACACCTACGGTTCACTAGTTGCAATTGTCGAACTAGATTACGAAAGCAACAACCCACGCATCCGCCTATTGAACCCTTTTGGCGTTTACCCAGAAGTAGATCGTTTCGGACGCACAGTTTCTTTGACCCAAGTTGTTAATATTGATACTGAATCACTTGCTGCTCAGTATCCAGAATTTGCTGAGCAAATCCTTGCTCGCCAGAACTATCAACCTGGTAGCCCTTATATAACTATGGTTCGCTACCACGATGCAGAACAAGACTTAATCTTCCTACCAGAGCGTAAGAACTTAACACTAGCTCGTGTGCCTAACCCAATCGGTAAGTGCCTAGCACGTGTTGTTACACGTCCATCACTAGATGGCGAAGCACGTGGTCAGTTCGATGATGTGCTATCAGTTCAATTAGCCCGTGCTCGTTTTGCTATTCTTCAAATTCAAGCCGCAGAAAAATCTATCCAAGCACCTATTGCTATCCCACAAGATGTGCAAGAACTTGCTCTTGGACCAGATTCAATTATGCGTTCAGCACAACCACAGAACATTCGTCGCGTTGGTTTAGACCTACCACCAGGAGTCTTTACAGAGTCCGGTGTATTAGAACGCGAACTACGTATGGGTGCTCGTTATCCTGAATCACGTTCAGGACAGATTGACGCATCTGTTGTAACAGGTCGCGGAGTTCAAGCGCTACAAGCCGGATTCGATACACAGATCAAGTCAGCACAGGCAATGTTTGCACGTATCTTCGGTGAACTAATCTCTGTCTGCTTTGAACTTGATGAAAAACTATTCCCAACTGTTACCAAGACTATTAAGGGAACCGATGACGGAAATCCATTTGTCCTTAAATACATCCCTTCACGGGACATTAAGGGAGAATACGGAGTTGATGTCCGTTATGGCATTATGTCTGGTATGGATCCTAACCGAGCAATCATTGCGCTCCTACAAATGCGTAGCGATAAACTCGTCAGTCGCGACTATGTCCGTCGTGAAATCCCAATGGACCTAAACGTAACCCAAGAAGAACAGCGAGTAGACATTGAAGAAATGCGTGATTCTCTCCGCGTTGCTGTTGCTCAGTATGCACAAGCTATACCGGCTATGGCAGCGCAAGGACAAGACCCTTCACAAATCGTTACCCGCATTGCGGGTGTTATCCAGGGTCGTCAAAAAGGACTCTCATTAGAAAATATTGTGGAAAAGGTATTTATGCCTGAACCGCAACCTCAAGCACCAGAAATGATGCCAGGTGCTCCACAGCAAATTCCAGCAGTAGGTGCGGCCCCCGCTCCTGCCTCGCAGCAACCTCCACAAGAACAAGCTGGTTCGGCCCCTGCTGCTGGTCAACGTCCCGATATCGCACAACTACTCGCCTCTATTGGCGGCGCAGCATAACTAAGGAGGTGCAATATGAACAAAGGATCACACGCTCCAGCTCCAGTTCAACCAGTAAAGGTTGACACAAAGGCAGGATCTGTTAAGGGTGGCAAGGTAGACTTCGGCTACGCCCCTGCAGGTCGCAAAGGAACAAAGGCATAAATGTTATTGATAGGAGCACTGGGTGATGAACGATAATAAGATTAATCGCCCAGTGCATTCCGCAGATTTCCTAGCAGTGTTCGCTGGATTTGTGCATAACATCGCACAATCAGTTGAAGTATTAACATCAGAATTATACGAAATGGCAATTTACAATTCAACCAACCGCACCAAGATAAATCGTGCGTGGGAAGAAATGTCCCAAGACTTAGAAAACTTACAGGAGGAACAAGATGGCTAACCCATTAGTCGGACCATCAGGCCCTGGTGCTTTTTCTAAGCGCACAGATGTAGGAACACCTGAAATGAAATTAGGTTCAATCGCATACGGCGAAGGTAAAGACACTGCTGCTATTAAAGCCGGTGCTCCACTTGCAAAGACAGGCGATGTAACGCCGTCACAAGCTCCTAATGTTCCTGCTGCTCAGGAACCAGTAACTTCATTATTTGCACCATCACAACGCCCAGATGAACCAGTAACTACTGGTGTTGATATTGGTGCTGGTGCTGGCACAGAAGCCCTTATGATGGCTAAGCCTGCTGAAAAATTATCAGATACTTTGGCTCTTATGCTTCCATATGACATTACTGGAGAAATAACTATTCTTTACCAGGACGCTTTAGCAAGAGGCAACTAGTGCGCTACCAAAACCTAAACGTAGCTGCCGAGAAAGCAAATTTAAATCCTACACAAAAGCAACAAGTAGCAACATTGTCATCTTTGCTAGATACGCATAAGAATCTTCTTGACTTGCCTGAAAAGCAAGCACAACAAAAGTATGCAAATCTACCTGAAGATCAACAGAAGGCTTTAATAGATACATTTGGTGATGAGCCAGATAAGCCCAAAAGAGGTTTCTTTGAAAACGCTGCTAGATATAGCGGTGCTTATTGGGCGTTTAAAGGATTAAATAAAGTTGCCCAACTTACAGATCGTGCCTACAGAACCGGTCAAATTGCTTTAGAAGAAACCAATATTCCATTTGTTGTTTCTGGCGATAAGTCACGTGGTATAACAAAGGTAAGCGAAGCTTGGAAAGTTGCTGGAGAAACTGGCGAACTAGTATTCAACCCATCTCGTATTGAAAAGGCTAAGAAAAAATACGGAGAAGAACGTATTGCTGTTGCTATTAAGGCAGATTCTGGTATGCCTCTTGATGAGATTCAAGCAACCGGAACTCCTGCTGAACAAAAGATTGCAGCCGAAGCCGCACAAAACCGTGACCCATTATTTCAAGACGCAATTGATTCCGTTAAGGCTGCTAAATATTCTCCAGGCCGTCAATTAGCAAACGCCCTTCTTCCTGAATCTTTAGAAGGATCTGGCTTTTTATACAAAGGCATATCTGGTTTTACCGATGCTGCCTATAGAGTATATACCGACCCAACTCTTGCTCTTGGTAAAGCTAAGAAAGCCTATGACGTAGCAAACTATGCCCTATTTAAAATAGTTGGCAGTCCACAGAATGTAGATAGAGCATTCAGAAATCCAAGCGTTGTTAAGTTTTTTGACACTTACGGAACTGAATTAGAAAAACTTTCAACTGCTCGTAAAGCAAAAGACATTAAGGCAGCGACCGAAGCATCTGTCAACTTAAAGCGCATTGCTCCTGAATTTGGACCTACCGCTATTGATGAATTTATTAAAGCTGGTGTAAAAAACTCAGCAACTGCTAAGAACTATTTAGCGAATCACGCAGACGTTGCTGTTATTTTAAAAGGACAACCTGCTCGTAGCACTCCTTTAATCCCTCGTTTAGATGCGGCCCGTAGAGCACGTATTGGTGTGTTAGCGGGAACTGACAAATTTTTTGATATTGACAAAGTAGGGCAAAAGATTGTTACAGCTCTTTATGGTTCTGAACCACAATACGAAGATATTATTACCGGTCTTACTTCTCGGACTGAACAAATCGGTGCTTTAGAAAAAACAGTTGGAAAATTTAAAGGACAAACTGGAGTAGAGCGTTTATCTTTAAATCAAATCCGAGGACGCATAGATAACTTTTCACGTAAGTTTACAACCATTCCATATTTTAAAGATGGTTATTTTGACGTAGCATCTCCTGACGCAACGGCTCAAGTTTATCGCATTGCTCGTTTAGCAAATAGTCGCTACCACAGCAAGGTTATTGCTGAGGCATTTGAGGCTGGAACTGAAGGTCAACGCAAGCAAATCTTTACTGGTCTTTGGAACACTGTTGCTGAAATTCGCGATGTGGCTAAGTCCAAAGCAGGAAAATCCTATATGGATGAATTTGCCGGCAAAGGACTTGAAAAGAAATATGCTGCAGATATTGTTATTGATGGCGTTAATAAGGGTAATCCAGCCCAGTTTGGTGATCAACAACTAGCGTTGTTCCCATATCAACTTTCAACAGCAATTGCAGTTCCATCTGTAATTGACCTGGATAGATTATCTGCTCGCTCTGGTCTTATCGGATGGATAATGGGTGTATCCCATCGAAAATGGGCAGAGCAATTAACTTCTTGGTGGACTATTTTAACTCTTGCTGGACCACGTTTCGCGGTTCGTAACGCAACAGAAGATTTAATGATGCACCTTGCTATCGGCAGTTCTCCTTGGGGAGTTGCTAAGGGACGTATGCTAAATACACGCGTTCGTGTTGGTAAAGGTATTTCTGGCGATGAAACAATTCGTGGCAAGATAAAGAAAACTGTTACCTTGGATACTGAAGCAGGCGAACTAGGCGCTATTAACAAACTTGTTCGCAGAAAAGAACTTGCTAAATACAAGTCTAAGATTGATAGTGCCAAGACAGTCGAAGATGTCCGTAGAGTTATGGCAGAAGCAGTCCTTGAGGATAAGTTAGCCTACAAACTTGATAAGCGTGGCGCTGAAATTCTTGCAGACATTGCACAATATGGAAACCTTGAACGCACTTTAGCTGATGTTGCTGAAGGTGGAAAGAATGCGCTTCGTGGCGCAGACCAATACGTAAATGCTACTAATGATGTGGCTCGATTTGGCAAGATGGGCGCTGTTGAAATAAACGGAGTCGCCTACAAGCAAGCAGTTGGCGAAAAAGGCTTTACTCAATTTAACCCAGTAGCAAACCAAGCATCAAGAATCTCTTGGCTAGTTCAACTTGGTGTTACTAGTAATGATGATCTTGCTAAAATAGCCGTTGCTAACTTAGATAAAGAACCTGAAATTGCTATTAAGGCAATGAAGGATTACCTAGGCGGTCTATCCGAAAAAGAACTAGGACGCTTTCAGCTTTATGAAGCTGGCGGAAATATAGATATCCACGCTCGTAAGGCTTACGATGCTGTCCGCAACCTTTATTCAAAGCGTAATGGTGAAGTCAACTTAGATTTATTAAAGAAAGTTCGGACCTTTGATGAATTTGGTAACCCAGTAGTTTCTACCAAGAATCTATCTATTGAAGATTTGCCAAATAATTCTAAATTAAGTCCTGAATTTATCTCTGGTCCTACATTAGTCCCAGTATTTGAAAGTAATAACTTTCCGACAAACCTAGCTGAACGTGCTTGGGATGCTATGGGAGAGGCTAACGCTAGATTCTCCCGTGAGCCAATTGTCATTAATGAAATGATCCGAGTTCGCAAAGAGATGCAAGACTCAGGTTTTGAAGAACGCTTTATTGCCTCTCGCACTAAAGGATTATCTGGCGATAATTTAGCGCAAGGTATGATTAATGCTAAGCGTGAAGTAATTAACCTTGCTGAAGAATTATCAGTAGGTAGAGTTCTAGCATATGTAGATAACCCTGCAATACGTAGCCAATTGGCTATGTCTTCTCGTAACTTTGCTCGGTTCTATCGTGCTACTGAAGACTTTTATCGTCGTATTTACCGCACAGTTAAATATAACCCAGAGTCAATTCGTCGTGCAGCACTTACGTATGAAGGAATTTCTCACTCAGGATTTGTCCAACAGGATGATAACGGAGATTCATACTTCTTCTATCCAGGTTTAAACCCTGTTTATCAAACTATGCAGGGCGTTGCAGATGCTTTTGGTATGCCAGAAGGATTCAAGGTTCCAATGCCGGTAGAGTTTGGCGCTAAACTAAATATGATTACGCCATCAATGAATCCTGATTCTTTATTTCCTACATTCTCAGGACCAGTTGCAGCAGTCCCAATGAAGTTCCTATTTGCTCTAGTCCCACCATTAGATAAGTTTGAAAAGAACTTTCTCGGTATCTATGCTGAAGATCAAGCAATGGTAAAAGCTATATTTCCAGCACACGTAAATAAATTCCTATCTATTATGGATAGAGATGAGCGCAATTCTCAATACGCTTCAGCAGCGCGTAAGGCTGTAACAGCACTTGAGGCTGGTGGACACGGAGTTAAACCTACTTGGAATCCTGAAACTCAAGTTTGGGAAGCACCATCTGAGGGTGAACTTCAGGCCTATAAAGATAAGCTGGCAACATCCACAACAGCAGTTTTAGCACTGCGTTTTATATTTGGATTCTTTGCTCCAGCATCTCCACAGTTAACATTAAAGTCTGATATGGCTCAATGGGCTAGAGCCAATGAGAGAGTAAACTTTAAGCAGGTCTATAACAATCTTATTAACCGCTATAACGGAGATATAGATAAAGCATCCACTGAGTGGATTCGTTTATATCCAGATCAAATGCCATATACCGTTTCAGAATCTGAAAGCGATGCTGTATCAGTAGTTCGTGCTGTAGATAATACAGTAGAATGGATTGATAAGAACGATGCTTTGTTAAAGAAGTATCCACAAGGCGCCCCATTCTTAATGCCTAAGACTGGCGAGTTCAGTTTTGATGCTTACAAGATTCTTTTTACACAAGGAATCAAAAGGTCTAAAACCCTTGAGGATTATTTAAGAGATGTTCAGACTGCTAGAGATGTCCAGTTCTATTACACCCAAAAGGAAGCCTACGAAGATGAGTTGGCTAACACTTACTCTGATTCATTAAAGCGTAACTTAAAGACACAATGGGAAACTTGGAAGAAGCAATTTACTTCAGCTCGTCCATTACTCCAAGAAGAATTTGGAACTCAGTCAGATAAAGCAGTAAAACGTCAAAGAGCATTTGATGATCTACAAAAGATGCTTGCCGATAATACTGTAAAAACTGAGCCTAATATCCGCAAGGCTCTTGCCCAGATGACACAAGTTTACAACGACTATGTATATAGCAAGGACTTAGTTCAAGGAAGTAGTGCTGCAATGGAAAATTACAAGGATTTGCTAAAGCAAAACGCTAAGCAAGAACTTGAGGCTATTGCTGAAACTAATCCAAATGCAAAAGATGCTTACAACGTATTGTTTTCAAGATTGATAGGGGACTAAATTGGCTATAAGTGTATGGAAAGAAGGCACAGTCCCTTCTCAATCAACTGCATCTACCGCCCCAGGCCTTTACGATACAGTCTTTGGTCCTTCATCTTCAGCCAATAAACCTAAATCTGGCGATAGCGCAAAGACTATTTCTGAAATGTCGGACCCAGAACGCAAAGAACTAGCATTACTATTAAAAGCAGCAGGGTATAAGGTTCCTACTACTGGTAAAAAATCAAGTGCTATATCTCTTGCGGATGCTTACAACGAAGCCCAAACTTTAACACAATCAGATTCAATGAGACTTGGGCAGAATCTAACAGTAAGAGAATTTTTAAAAAATAAAGCAGAGGACAGAGCTGGACTTGGTGGCACTGGATCCAAGAAATACAACCCATATGCTACCCAAATTATTTATGATCCAACCAAGGCTAAGTCAACTATCAATGATGTTGTTAACGACCTACTAGGTCGTGAGGCTACTGTTGAAGAAATAAAACTTTACTCAGATAAATTAAATAAGAAGCAGTCTGCAAAGGGTAGTAGATCTGTAACTACCTATGAAATGATTGATGGAGTTAGAACTGCTAGAACAACTGGTGGTTTGGATGAAGTCCAATTCTTAACTAATATTATTCAGAAAACACCTGAATACAAAAAGGCACAAACAGCAAAAGAAGAAGTAAAGAAGTCTAAAGAGTTAGGATATGTAGACGTTCTAGCCAAGACTGCTATGGCTAACGGTCTTAGTATCAACCAGTTTGCAGATGCTAGTCAATGGGCATCTCGTATTGCTGCTGGTGAACCTATCGAAACATTTAAACAAACCATCCGTAACGCTGCAAAGCTAGGCTTACCGGATAACGTTAAGAACCTTGTTGACCAAGGTATTGACTTAGATACTATTTACTCTCCGTATAAGCAGACTATGGCTTCCATATTAGAGATTAATCCTGACTCTATTAGTCTTAACGATCCAACACTTCGTATGGGTATTGCTAATGATAAAGAGATGCCTCTATATGAATATCAAAAAGCTTTAAAACAAGACCCACGCTGGCAATATACAAACAATGCTAGGGAAGATGTTTCTAGTTCCGTTCAAAAAGTCTTAAAAGACTTCGGATTTATGGGGTAAATGATGGCAACCAGAAAACAAATAGCGGCAGCGGAAGCTGCCCAAAAAAAGTTTGATAAAGAGTTAGCAAAGACTAGAGCGCTAGCCTCAAAAACTACTGCTGAAGTTAACAGATTGACAGCACCAAAACCATCGCAAACCCCTGAACTTACTGAAACAGAAAAAAGAATATTCGGAGTAACAGGACCACTTGGCTCCACTGTATCTGTTGGCGCACGTTCAACAGGTGCTACTGGTGTCACTGGTGCTGTTAATCCAAACGCAGCAGCCGAACTTTTAGCAAAACAAGAAGCAGATAGAATTGCAGAAGAAAGACGCCGTCAGGGTCAATCCGCCTATGACATTCTTCTTAGCGAATTTACTAGATATGGCCTTCAGGCTCTAGTAGAACCTTTAAAGAGTCTTATTACTTCAGGTGCTTCAGCCGCAGAATTCTCATTAAAGCTACAGCAAACTGATGCCTATAAGAAGCGCTTTGCTGCTAACCAAGAACGTATCAACAAAGGTTTGGCTGCGCTATCTCCAGCAGAATATGTAGCACTAGAAGACCAATATCAGAACGTTATGCGTAACTATGGACTTCCTGCTACCTATTACACCAAAGATGCAATGGGAACTCAACAAGGTTTTGAGAAGTTCTTGGCTGCAGATGTATCTGCGACAGAACTAGAAGATCGCATTATGACTGCACAGAACCGCGTTATCAACGCTAACCCAGAGGTAGCAAATGCTCTAAAGCAATTCTATCCTGATATTACTAATGGCGATATCTTGGCTTACACACTAGACCCACAACAGGGTCTATCTAATATCAAGCGCAAGGTAACTGCTGCAGAAATTGGTGGCGCTGCGCTAGCGCAAGGCTTAACTACTGGTATGACTAGAGCAGAAGAACTTGCTGGCTATGGTGTGACTAAGGAACAAGCACAACAAGGATTCCAAACAGTAGCTGGTATTGCACCACGTGGTGGGCAACTAGCATCAATCTATGGCGAGAGTCCATATACACAAGCAACTGCAGAAGCAGAAGTATTTAACACAGCAGGTGCGGCAGAATCTGCAGCGCTACGCAAGAAGTTAACCAAACTTGAACAAGCACAGTTTGCCGGTTCAGCAGGTATGGCTGGCGGTGCGTTAAGCAGAGATAGAGCAACCTCGCAAGGAACATATAGAAGTGCCGGTGCTGGCAACTTCTAAAACATAGACCTGCCGTTGGAACGACTGGCCCAACGGAGTGACAACAATTACCAGGAGTTAGAGCCATATCTGTTCCCCAACAGAATATGAGGCTAGCGAAATCAACTAATGATAGGGAGAAGGACCAATATGTCCAATTACGACTACGAGGATGAGGATGAAGATTTCACACCAAGTGATAATTCAAACGACCTTGTCAAACAACTACGCAAAGCAGCTAAGCAAAAAGATAAAGAACTACAGGAATTAAAATCCCAGTTTGAATCTTTGAACAAGGCTCAACGCGAAAGAACAATCAAGGATGC